ACGACCCTATTCATCAACTAAAAGGACAAGGTACTTTAGGTACTCTTACTCCTGCAAGTGTAACAGCAGCGTATGATGCACACAAACGACAGCAAATAGCTGATCAACATTTTCAACTCAGGGATGAAGCACACCGGCTGGGTATCCGTCCAGGAACCCCGGCTTGGTTTGCACTTAACCAATCTCGATCACGTTAAATACTGCCATGGCATTAGAAGGCGTATTGGTCAAGGCACCACACAAAAAACAGGTGTTCACTGAAGCTCAGTTGGATGAGTTTTTGAAATGTGCTGATCCTGTAACGGGTCCAGAATACTTCATGGACAACTTTTTCAACATTCAGCACCCCACACGGGGCAAAATGCTATATCATCCCTATGACTATCAAAAACGTCTAATTTACACCTATCACAATTATCGTTTTTCAATATCATTGATGCCTAGACAAACTGGCAAGTCAACATCAGCGGCAGGATATCTGTTGTGGTATGCTATGTTTGTGCCAGACTCTACAATTCTTATTGCTGCGCACAAGTATACCGGTGCTCAGGAAATCATGCAACGTATTCGCTTTGCATATGAACTCTGCCCCGATCACATTCGTGCAGGTGCTACCAGCTATAACAAAGGATCCATTGATTTTGAAAATGGGTCGCGTATTGTATCGGCTACAACTACTGAAAATACCGGACGTGGTATGAGTATTACTCTGTTATATGCTGACGAATTTGCGTTTGTGCGCCCAGGAATTGCCAAAGAATTTTGGACTTCTATCAGCCCCACACTGGCCACTGGTGGTAAAGCAATTATTACAAGTACTCCTAATTCTGACGAAGATCAGTTTGCTTATATTTGGAAGCTGGCCAACAAGTGTGAAGATGAATATGGCAATCCCACAGAAGTGGGCAGGAATGGATTCAAAGCATACAGGGCGCACTGGCGCGAGCATCCTGACAGAGATGAACAATGGGGTCGCGACATGGAATCTCAGCTGGGCCCTGATCGGTTCCGAAGAGAAATTGGTTGCGAATTTATTATCAATGATGAAACACTGATTGCTCCTACTAAACTGATAGATTTGGAGGGCATCGAACCTGTGCACAAAACAGGACAGGTGCGTTGGTACAAAATACCTGAGTACGGCAAGTTTTACACTGTGGCGTTGGATCCAAGTTTAGGAACCGGGGGCGACCCAGCTGCCATACAAATCTTTGAAGCCAACTCTACAACTCAGGTAGGCGAGTGGAGACACAATCGCACAGACATTCCTACTCAAATACGCATACTTGCTGATATCATCAAATACATCAATGAGTTTGTCAAAGATAAAAATTCTATTTATTACAGTATAGAAAACAACACTATTGGAGAAGCAGCATTAATTTCAATTGCAGAATATGGCGAAGAAAAAATTGAAGGCTATTTTTTAAGCGACGGTACTATTACACAATCTACGTCCCGACGCTGGCGCAAAGGATTTAATACTACCAACAAGGCCAAAATTACGGCCTGCAACAAGCTTAAAGTATTGATAGAATCTGGGCGTATGAAGATATATAGCAAGCCCCTGATCAGCGAACTAAAAACCTTTGTGGCACACGGAACCAGTTATGCTGCCAAACCCGGCGAAACAGATGATTTAGTTATGGCCACTTTGTTGTCTGTGCGTATGATGCAGCTGCTGCAAACTTATCACACAGAATTAGATTCTCAAATCAGAGATCATGGAGACGTTATAATTGAACCCATGCCCTTTATTGTAATGCGCTAAATATAATACTATGTCGCAACATTCAACAAACCAACAATTATATGATCTTTTGGTCACTAAAAACTTTGACCTAGAAGCCCTGGATAGTCAAACCGGGCGCACCCCAGTGGATGAAAAAGGACAGCCCGATACCAGTAATGCCGACAAATTTGTTTTTGATTATGTGGCTGAATCCGGCAAAAATTATGGAACTGTAGTTATCTACATCACAAGCAAAGATCTAGTGCTGATGTTTGGAGACAACGTGGGTAAAACCATGGAAGGCCAAGACAAAAGCGGTTGGTTTGATTTTATGTACCAGCTCAAACAATTGGCAACCAAGAACTTCTTGCATTTTCAACCTGAAAATATCAGCAAAGAAAAGTATGTGCGCCAAAGCCAGGCTACCATAACTGAATCGTGGCAAGGCAAAGGCAAAGTAAGCTGGAACGGAAACCCCACAGAAGCAAGAATATTAATTAAACACAACAAGGCGTTGGAAGAAAGCGAAGCACGTTTTCGTTTTATTGAAAGCATTTATATTGAAACTGCTGATAGCGAACGTTTTAAAATGAAAACACGCAGTCTTACCGCTGCCAAGGCCATGTTGGAACACGTAAGACAGGGAGGTAATCCCTACGACTCACGTGGCCAACATATTAACGAAATTGTAGAAGAATTATCTGTATTGAGTCGATTTCGAAGAGCCAATGCAGGAAAAGTATTTGAAGGCGACACCAAAAATTTAATTGAACAAACTGACGCTTATCGCAAAAACATGCACACAGTGTTAAAACATCTTGCAACACGTCGAGGCTATCAAAGTTATTTTGAATCTTGGTCGCCCGCAGATGTTAACAGCGGAAACCTAGTGGTCGAAGATCTCAAACAGTTGTTTGTAGAAAAAACGATAGATCATAGAATTGAAGAAGCATTACCGATACTGGCTCGCATTACACAGGAGGCTAGCGCAATGAAAGAAACACAAATTTTTGAATCATGGATCAACCGTCTTGTTGAAGGCACCTGGGCCTTGCCTGAAACACCTGAGCAAAAACAAACATTGATTGATTTGTTGAGCAAAGATTTTCCAGTAGGCGCCGATGCAGTCAATGCAACAGAACAACTTTATGATGTGTTAGGCGACGATGAGCTGTTTGATCGATTGCATGAACTTGCTGATGCCAATGCCAATGCTGATGCTCGTAGTATAGTAATGGCTCGTATGCAAGAGCTATCAGACGATCCCGACGTTGAAGCAGTGATAGGACAACTACAAACAACCAATCCTGCTGAACCAGTTCAGCCAGACACCAATGAATTAGAACAACAAGTCGACGGTGATGAACAACTGCCGCAAAGCGTGGAAGAAGGCATGGCGGAAGGCAACAATCTAGCCACATTTGAAGAGGCCCAATGCAACCATACCATGGAAGGTGAATACTGCCCCGAACACGGTTTGGAAGAGTGCGGCATTTACGAATACACTGGCAACTGGACCAACTTTGGTTTAGAAGAAAGCGATCAACTTACTCAACTCAAGCGACTTGCGCTTGGTAAGTAATGCGTGAACATTGACCGCATTGTAACAACTACCTTTCCCGGTTATTTTTTTTCTCAAATACTTTGTCTGCGTAGCATACAACAACATGCCGCAGGTTTTCCTGTTGACATTATCATTGATGATTTTGATATCAGCCACTGGCCCGATTATCCAGATCAATGCCAACAATATATCAAGCAAACTTTCCCCCAGTTAGATTTCACTTTTCATCGATTTAGCGATTTTGATGGAATGCAACGTGTAAGCACCGGCGGTTGGTTTAGACAGCAATTGGTAAAATTATATTTAGATCAGTTTGTCACAGGCAATTGTTGGTTATTGGTGGACTCTGATGTTTTTTTCCTTGATACTCCCAAGTTAAACAATGTTAGTGCCACTGTAAGAAGCGATCCTACACCTGTGGACATTGGTAACAGAATGTACTGTCAGTATATGCTGGATTGTGATCAACCCTGGGTAATAGATCCCGATCAATATTGGTGTTTGAGCAGTGTTCCTTTTAGACAGTTGGATAGAACTTTGTTACAAACTCTTCGCAGTAGAATACAATCAATCCATTGTAAAAATACATTCGATTTACATATAGATCTTTTTGAATCAGACAAATTAGTTGCCTATGATCCCGATGCTAACAAAATGGTCATGAGTGAATTTCAACTAATCGAAATATTTAGACACAGATACAGTAACCAACAACTACCCGTTGGACTACATACTGCAAGCAATTTTGAACACACATCTATCAAAGATTGGCAACAACCTCGTGAATGGTTTGAAAACAAAAAAATAATTGTGATGGACAACCACTGGAATGCTGTGCAACAATTTGGAAAACATCATGTCTAAACTTTATACATTTGGATGTAGTTTTACACAGTATTGGCGTTGGCCAACCTGGGCTGACGCATTGGGACAACAGTACGATCAATTTGAAAATTGGGGTCTGTGCGGTGCAGGCAACAGTTACATTCTTTGGAGTCTTGTTGAGTGCAATCAGCGCAACAACTTAGGACCCAGTGACGACATTTGGATAATGTGGACCAACACCAGTCGTGAGGATCGTTATGTACAGGATCGCTGGCTAGAAGGCGGCAACGTTTACTGGACAGCAGGCAGTGAACTGCCTTCAGAATATGTTAAGAAGTTTGCTTGCGAACGAGGATACTTGATCAGAGACCTGGCCAACATTGCAGCGGCCAAGCAATTGCTGGAGCACTGGGGGTGTCGTTATAAATTTTTAAGTATGGTACCATTTAGTCAAACCAATGAACAAACTGGGTTGGGCTACAACCCCGACGACAATTCCAGCGAAGATCAGGACGTTAGAGCACTGTATCAATCAGTTTTAAGTTGCGTAGAGCCCAGCGTATTTGAAACTGTGTTCAATAATCAATGGTTCAATCAAGGTGGCATACCCGATCAATACGATCCAAAACGCAGAGATTTTCATCCTACACCCCTGGAGCATGTTGAATACCTTGATCGAATCGTGCCCGGAATAATCAATAACGATACAAGAAATTGGATGAGCAATTGGCAACAACAAGTGTTGAATAAATCATCAAATTGGCCAGAACCCAATCGACCAAAAAGACTATAATGGAATTTAAAACATCAGGACCCAACCAGTATCGTGTGCAGTACGACAGCTGGATGGACGGCGGCGGAACCTGGTTTGGTCAAGAATACGCCGCTGTGCTCCAGCAAAGATACAATCAAAAATTTCAACGCTGCTATGAATGGTGCGCCGGACCAGCCTACATTGGGTTTGATTTATTAGATCACGGTATCTGTCAAAGCTTATGTGTTAGCGATATCTACGACTTGGCCATACAAAGAGTTAAAGAAACAGCAATTATTAACTCACTCAACAATGTGTCTGCATACACCACCGACACCGTGATAGGACTTCCTGCACACGAAAAATTTGATTTAGTGGTAGGCAATCCGCCACATTTTCTCGAGTGCCCAGGCGATTCAAATTATCAACGCATAGCTGTTGATACGGAATGGCATGCTCATCGAGAGTTTTTTGCCAACATTGGTAAACATTTGCTGCCCGATGCTGTGATTCTACTACAGGAAAATCAAGCAGGGTCGTTGCGCAGAGAACAAGAGTTTGAATCAATGATTTTGGCATCGGGTCTGGAAATAACAGCAGTTTTCAACAGTCCCAAACACTACACACCCAACCATTATACTCAGATCTACTACATAGAGATCAGGCAAAAATAAATTGCCTTTATCGTTGACTGAGCTAAATACTTTCGCATATACTTACAGCATATGCACAGGCAACATCTAAATTTAGATACAGGCATATACATAGGCAACATTTTTAAGGAGAACGACTATGGCATCTTTAGCAGAAATTCGAGCACGTCTACAGGCAGCTGAAAACAAACAAGGTGGTCAATCCACCGGCGGAGATCGATCAATTTATCCGCATTGGAATATGGAGGAAGGTCAATCGTGCACCATTCGATTCCTCCCCGACAGTAACTCAAAGAACACATTTTTCTGGGTGGAACGTCAAATGATTCGCTTGCCATTTGCTGGCATCAAAGGCGAAATGGATTCAAAACAAGTTATGGTTCAAGTACCTTGCATTGAAATGTGGGAACCCAATGCTTGTCCAATCTTGGCAGAAGTTCGCACTTGGTTCAAGGACAAGAGTCTTGAAGAAATGGGTCGCAAATACTGGAAGAAGCGTAGTTATATCATGCAAGGGTTTGTTCGCGAGAATCCCATTGCTGATGACACTACTCCAGACAACCCCATTCGCAAGTTTATTATTGGTCCTCAGTTGTTTGCAACTATCAAGGCAGTGTTGATGGATCCAGAAACCGAAGAACTACCCACCGACGCATTGCGTGGTTTGGACTTCCGTATCACTAAAACCAGCAAGGGTGGTTATGCTGATTACTCTACTTCAAAGTGGGCACGTAAAGAAAGCGCACTCACTGAAGCTGAACAGGCAGCAATTGAAACACACAACCTGTATGATCTAAGCACTTTCCTGCCAAAGCGACCAGGAGATGTTGAACTCCGAGTCATCAAAGAAATGTTTGAAGCAAGTGTAGATGGTCAGCCTTACGACGCTGAGCGGTGGGGTCAATACTTCCGTCCTGCTGGTGTTCAAGCACCTGCTGGTGCATCATCCACGCCTATAGCAGATGACGACGCTCCTGCGGCCAAACCTACACTCAAAGTGGTAACACCTGCACCCGCAAGTGACTTTGACGAGGATGAAACACCTGTGGCAACTGCTCCTGTGGCAAAACCTGCAGGCGGCAGTCAAAAGGCCGAAGATATTTTGGCCATGATTCGCGCACGTCAAGCCAAATAATGCGAACTGCTCTGGACACAGAGTTGTTTCCAGATCTTTGTGAAGTGGTAGCAATGCCACTTCACAATCAATGTGTTTATCTAATTCAGAAAAACGGAAACAGCAGTTTGAGACTTCAGCAAGCAAGAGATAATCTTGCTGTGTTTACCAATGACCAGATTCGGGCACTTGACCATGTGGATGTCTACATACGCAACCCCCGAGCCAGATATGTCAGTGGAGTTAACACATACCTGCAACATCTTCAACGCGATCACCCTGAATTAGACTTTTATACTGCATTATGGTTTGCCAAGAGATACAAGTTTTTAAACACACACTACTTGCCACAGTTTCACTGGTTGGCAAATCTTTCTCGCTACCTACATAGTAACGCAAAAATACGTATTAGAGATTTTAGAGATTTTAATAAAATAACTGATATTAAATCTCGAGCAGAAATAGTGCCACCCACAACAGAATTCATCGATCAGTTACTAACTGATAATACCAATCTGGAACTATGGTTATATATAGATCAAATTTTGCTAGATTTGGCAGGACAAGAAATGACCTGGTTGGAATTGTTGGACTATTACCAACGCAATTATAAAAATATCATTGGACATGTATTGCCCAAGACTTGATCATTTTGTGAGATTCAATCCCAACGGAACTGTGAGTCGTTGTGGTCACATGGTCTCGCCTCCACAGTTTGCATCATTGGAAGCAATGGAATCAAGTGAATGGCTTGCTAGTATCAAAAGTACACATAGTCCAGTAGAATGCATACGTTGTCAACAGACTGAATCTTTTGACGGAACCAGTATCAGACTCAATGCTATTGCATTTGATCAACAACAAACACAATCGGACTATTTGATTGTTGGTGGAGTGTTGGATAATATCTGCAATAGTGCATGTTTGAGTTGCAATGAACAATTAAGTACTAAGATCGGTAGTCTACGGAGCAAAACATATCCCATAATAGACAACAGCCATGCATTTTGGCAACTGCCATTGCACCGTGTTGTACATTTGGATATCAATGGTGGAGAGCCCAGTGCCAGTAAGAATTACAAACACATACTGGCAAATCTTCCCAACAACATTGTCAGTGTTAGACTCAATACCAATGGTTCAACTGTGTTGACAGAATTAGAACCACTGGTTCAACGTGGCATACAAGTTACTGTCACAGTGAGTTTGGATGGAATTGGAGCTGTACACGATCGTGTGAGATGGCCAGTTCAATGGGATCGATTTTACAAAAATCTAATGGTCTATCAGTCTATGAAATTACACGAACTAAATACCTGGACTACAGTCAGCGCATTGAATATAGGCGACTTTGAAAATATAAAGAAATTTGTTGAAGAACACGACCTGTTGCATAGTTGGGCTTTATTACAACAACCTGATCCAATTAATGTAAGATACACAAACTCAATGACTCAACCATACACTGGTACTTTCCCAGGACAAGTGGCTGTTGATAGGAATAATCAAATTGAGTTGAATAAATTTATACAAAATCAAAATCAATTGAGAGGAATCACATGAGCATGTATTTTCGTGTACTGGATTGTCCCAACTATGAAGAAATCAACAACGACCTACGCGATTATGTTGTCAAATACACAACACTACTAACACCGACGGCGCAGGGATCCTATCAATATGCAAACTTTCCAGATAAGTATGGCAAAAATATCTCACACTTTGTGCAATCCAATCCCAAATTGATCAATTATTTACGGTCTCTTGACATGGTTATAAGAGATGCATATTTTACATTGGCCTGGGAAACAAACGTGCTGGGCTATCCTGAGTCTAGTTGTCCTATACATTTAGATAAACCGCCGGTGGGTTGGAAATTGAATTGGCCGATTTTCAACATGGAACGAACATGTGTGAGATTTTATCATCCAAATAATCCTGATGTAGATGTCAACACCTTGGTAACAAGAACAGGTGACCCTGACAGCAAAGATAGAGACAGATACATGCTGGCCTACAAAGATTTTTATGAAGTTGAAAGACACGACTTTGCTCGCAATCAACCGATTATTATGTATGGACAGGTGGGACACGACATTGGATTTTATCCAGATCCTGTGTTTCCTAGAATTGGACTTCAGGCAATGTTTTTTAAAGAACCAACGCATTTGTTATGAAAATAGCTATCACAGGTGGAACTGCTGGTATCGGCCTGGCCCTAGCCAATGCATATCAAAGTCGAGGACATGAAATCGTGGCACTAAGTCGACGCACAGGACATAATATACGTGTGACGCCAAAAGTTGCAGATGCAATACAACCCTGTGATATGTTTGTCAACAATGCACAAGCAGGATATGCACAGACTGACTTGTTGTTTGAAATGGCCAAACGATGGCAGGGCACAAACAAACATATTGTAGTAATCAGTACTATGATGACACAAGATCCCATCAGCGTGTTGCCTGGTATTGACATGACCGAATACCGTGTGCAAAAAGTTGCACTTGAAGAAGCAGTGCAACAACTGCGACACCATCACTTAGGAATTCAAATCACACTGGTTCGTCCCGGCGACATAGCCACCAGCAGTGACAAAACAGTACCGCCTTCGGCAGATGTGGAGTCCTGGGCCAGTGTGTTAGTAAGCACATTGGAGATGGCACAGGCAAACAATTTGGTCATACCAGATATCAGTTTGGGACCAGCATGGCAATGACACCTAGAGACATGCTAACCAATCCACGTTTTTGTCCCATGCCTTGGACTGGTCTCATGTACAATTTTGATGGTGCAGTGAAAAACTGTATTCGCAGTGGTGGTGCGCTTGGTAACATCAAAAATCAAGGCATAGAATCAATTTTGACTGACAACAATCGCCCCAGGCAACAGCAAATCGTAGATCAACAACCTGTACCAACTTGTCACACTTGCTATGATTTGGAACGTGGAAAACGTGGTTTTGATCACATCAGTGATCGTGTTTTTTACATACGTGAGTTAAAAAAAACGCCGGTTGATACCTATCAAATTGGCCGTTTTGATCTACAGACCATTGATGTACGTTGGACAAATTTGTGTAATTTTGCCTGCGTGTATTGTGGTCCAGAATTCAGCAGTCGCTGGAGTGAAGAATTAAAAGTACAGCACTCTGTGCCTGATCAACTGCAACTGACCAATTTTAGAAACTATATCTATGATCATGCTGATCAATTACAGCATGTATACCTAGCAGGCGGGGAGCCGCTGTTGATGAAGGAAAATTTAACATTATTGGAAAAACTAAATCCCGGTACCAATATCAGAATAAACACTAACCTAAGCAAAGTTGACACCCGAGTGTTTGAAGCCATTTGTCAATTTCCAAACGTGCATTGGACAATCAGTGTGGAGACCATGGCCGAAGAATTTGAATACATTCGATACGGAGGGTCCTGGCCAGACTTTTTGGAAAATCTAAAAACAATTAAAAAGTTAGGTCACCGGATATCCTTTAACATGTTGCATTTTTTATTGAACTACAACTCAGTATTTGATTGTGTGGACTTCTTAAAAGGTCAAGGATTCCATAACAATAGTTTTGTAATAGGTGCGCTGTTGACTCCAGAATATCTAAACATTAGACATTTACCACAAACTGTGTTAAACTCTGTAAAGAGAAAGTTGCAGGACAGGATTAACCAAAAGCCCAGTTACCTTCTTGAAGACAGTTATAGAAATATGCTACACTATATTGATATACCTTTTGAGAAAAACATTAAACAATCAATTGATACACTATCTGAAATGGATCGGCGTAGGGGCATAGACAGCAGGGCAATTTTTAAAGATTTTTATAAGGACATTAATCATGGCAAAACCATTTGACGTAAGCAAATTCCGCAAGGAAATTACCAAGAGCATCGACGGACTGTCAATCGGCTTTAACGATCCCACAGACTGGATCTCAACAGGCAACTATGCACTAAACTATTTGATCTCAGGAGACTTTAATCGTGGAATTCCACTAGGCAAGGTCACTGTGTTTGCTGGTGAATCGGGTGCCGGTAAAAGCTATATATGCTCAGGAAATATTATTAAGAATGCCCAAGAACAAGGCATCTTTGTTGTTCTTATTGATTCAGAAAACGCACTTGATGAAACTTGGTTGCATGCTCTAGGCGTGGATACCGCAGAATCAAAACTGTTGAAACTGAGCATGGCCATGATTGATGACGTGGCCAAAACTATCTCAACATTCATGAGTGACTATAAAGCTCTGCCCGATGGCGAACGACCCAAAGTTCTGTTTGTTATCGACTCTTTGGGAATGTTGCTGACACCCACGGACATCAACCAGTTTGATAGCGGTGATCTCAAAGGCGACTTGGGACGAAAACCCAAAGCACTCACAGCATTGGTTCGTAACTGTGTCAATATGTTTGGTAGTTACAACGTGGGCCTGGTATGTACCAATCACACATACGCAAGTCAGGACATGTTTGATCCTGACGATAAGATCAGCGGCGGTCAAGGATTTATCTATGCATCAAGTATTGTGGTGGCCATGAAGAAACTCAAACTCAAAGAGGACGAAGATGGCAACAAAGTCACTGATGTCATGGGTATTCGTAGTGCCTGTAAAGTAATGAAAACACGCTATGCCAAACCCTTTGAAGGTGTTCAGGTCAAGATTCCTTACGAAACAGGCATGAATCCATACTCGGGTCTTGTAGATCTTGCTGAAAAGAAAGGCTTCCTTAAGAAAGACGGCAACCGACTGGCTTATACCACGCTCGACGGCGAAATTATCAAGTTTTTCCGCAAAGGTTGGGAATCAAATGAAAACGGCTGTCTTGACGTTGTGATGGCAGAGTTTGGAAAACGCAAGGAAGAGGTAACTACTGTTGAGGAGGAGTCTGAATGAGTGAAACTATTGCAAGTGAAATTTGGGGCGAGCTTAAACGTTACATAAACACAGTGGATCGCAACGAAGCGGCAGAAACTGTGGTTCAAATTTTAATGGACAATGATAGTGATGTTGAAGATATTCGTGATGCTTTCAAAGGTGATAGCGATATCAAACGTGCGTTGATTTCGTATCTTGACAACGATCGAGATTACGAAGAAGAAGATGATGAAGAAGACGACGAAGAAGAGTACGAAGACGAAGACTGGGAAAATTAATGTCCGACAAGTTTTTTCCTATTAGAACTGACACAGCGTGTCAGTTAAAATGGAACTGGAGTACTATCAGCTTTCGTGAAGGAACCACTTGTAGTTGTCATAGAGTCAATTCAGATATTATAACACCAGACACATTTTCATTATTTCACAATACTGCTAAAAAAATACTTGATCGAGAGTTAATGTTAGAAGGACATTGGCCAACTGGAGGCTGTGAATACTGTAAAAAAATAGAGCAAGCAGGCGGCACAAGTGATCGACAGGTACATTTACAAATACCTAATTTAGTTCCGGTTGAGCTTGAGCAGGATCCTATTGCAACCATAGTTAGTCCAAAAATATTAGAAATTTATTTCAATAACATTTGTAATTTGTCTTGCTTGTATTGTTGTGACAGATATAGTAGCAAGATTGAACAAGAAAATAAAAAATTTGGAAGATTCGAATCTGATGGAATCGTAATAGAGAACAAGTCTAAGAAGTCAGATGTGTTAGGATTGACCGAGGCGTTTTGGAATTGGTTCGGCATTAATTGTCACAAACTCAGTAGATTACATGTGTTGGGTGGCGAGCCGTTTTATCAAGATGATTTTTACAAGTGTTTAGATTTTTTTGAGTCTACACCATGTCCTGATCTTGAATTTAACATTGTTAGTAATTTAATGGTTTCTCAAGACAAATTTCAAACTGTCCTTGATAAACTAAAGAAATTAGTAAGGACCAAAAAACTTAAACGGTTTGATTTAACAGCCAGCATTGATAGCTTTGGTGCTGCGCAAGAGTATGTCAGACACGGATTGAATTTGTCACAGTGGCGTGAAAATTTTGAGTACGCCTCTGGTCAAAAATGGATTACATTAAATATTAATCAAACATTGACCGGCCTAATTATAAAACAAGTTCCAAATTTGATAAAATATATCAATGAACACAGGCAACATAGACCTATAGGTCATTATTTTGGTTTGCCAGTTCTTACATATAATTTTCTACACCCAGAAATTTTTGGACCCGGATATTTTGATAAAGAATTCATAGAAATTTTAGATCTTATGCCACCAGGATCTCAGAAAGACTATATGCAAGGCATTAAATCAATGTTAGCAACGTCAAGCAGAGATTCAAATGAAATTTACAAGTTAGGCAAGTTTTTAGATGAAATTGATCATAGAAGAAATTTGAATTGGCGTCATGTATTTCCATGGCTAGTAGAGGAAATAGAAAATGTGGTATAGTAAAGTTACAGCATCCTTGGACACTATTCCGGACTTTATACAGTACTACGAGCAAGAACTAGATGAAGCCAAAAAGGATTGTCGTATAGGTGGCATCGTAGAAAAAAATATCTCTACATTGCCGGGTATCACCGAGCATCGTTTTAATCAATTACAAGAAATCGAAGCAGTTCTCAACTATCTGAATATTCAACTAAGGAAAATTAGACGCAGACACTTTCAAAAATATCTCGAAGGATATGCTCGCGCACTGACCAGTCGCGATGCAGAAAAATATGTAGACGGTGAAGATGAAGTTATTGATTTTGAAACCATAATAAATGAAGTTGCACTACTACGTAACAAGTGGCTAGGAATCCTCAAAGGACTAGATGCCAAACAGTGGCAAATGGGACACATAGTCAGATTGCGCACAGCAGGTATGGAAGATATCAGAATATAATGTTTTTTCATAATCAACAACAAAGTCATGAACACAGTTTAGAAACTCTAAACTGGTTATACGAACATGACGATTTCATGGCCAGTATTGATACCTTGATTGATTTGGGCTGTGGAGATGGCCTGGACATTGAATGGTGGGCAACCAGAACCACACGAGATGAAAATCCTGTGCCATTAAACATCAACTGCACCGGGGTAGATCTATTGCCAGAATTATCTATTGCTCGTCAGTACAAAAATATTGTGTATCAAAAAAATAATTTTGAAGAACAAATTTATACTCCTAAAAGTAAAAAGTACGACGTACTATGGTGTCACGATAGTTTTCAATATGCAATAAACCCATTGGCCACATTGAAACTGTGGTGGAATATAGCTGCACCCGGTGCGATGCTTTGTTTGATATTGCCTCAGACAACCAACATTGAGCACCGTAAACTGAAATTTATTCAACCTCAAGGTTGTTACTACCATTACACAATTGTAAACTTGATTCATATGTTGGCGGTGTCGGGGTGGGACTGCGAATCGGGTTTCTTTAAAAAATCTCCCAATGACCCTTGGTTACATGCAGTGGTATATCGCAGTGATCGTGAACCTCAGGATCCAAAAACAACATCTTGGTATCAACTTGCAGAACAAGGCTTGTTGCCCAAATCAGCTGCGATCAGTGTACTCAATCACGGATATGTGGTACAAAATGAGCTAGTGTTGCCATGGCTAGATAAAAATCTAACTTGGTTCGGCCAACATTGAAATATGTGGCCAAAGTATGCGTATGCACACGACATGCCTGGAGAAAATGCCAAATGGTCACTGACTCCTTGGCGACTCAAGGGGATGAAAGAATTTGCAAGAGTAACAGACATACCCAGTGACTATGTGTTGATCAGCAGTCATCATCCGCCCTGGCGCGAACCTTTGCGCAGTTGGATTGCTGATGGTAGGCCTTATATTGAAATTGAATATGGATATTGGGGTCCTGATACGCCACGTAGACAAACTGCTAGAGTAACCTACAATAGCCATCATAACTTAAATATCCGTGCTGTTCCTTACAGTCGCACACATTTGTTTCCTGTACCTGAACACAAATCTTGGAGAACAACTTCAGGAGAATATGTTCTAGGTATACAACCTGTGGAATCTATATTGTTAGAGCGCACTGGCGAAACACTGGAACAATTTCGCCAGCGAATTAAAAATGACATACAACCATATTGGTCAGGTCCTATTCAATGGCGCAAAAAAATTGGAGCTAAGACTGCAAGATTTGAAACATTTCAACAGCAGGCACTTGGCGCATATGCAGTTATAGGAGAACGCACTATGTCCTGCGTTGAAGCCTGTTTGTTGGGAGTTCCTGCCTACACCGTAGACAGATCGATGACCACACTGCTCATGGGCGGAGTCGAGAATCTGGCACGACCGCAATACCCAGATCGAACAGCATGGTGGGAACACATTTGTTGGAGCCAGTTTAATAGAAACGAGTTTGAAACAACCATACCTGCAGATTTAGTAGAACAGTATCAAATCCACCAATAAATATCGGCATGAAAATCGTTATTGTTACTGGTGGATTTGATCCGTTGCATTCGGGTCACATTGCCTATTTCAAAGCAGCAAAAACTCTTGGAGATCGATTGGTTGTTGGTCTCAATTCTGATGAGTGGCTGGTTCGTAAAAAAGGCAGACCTTTTATGCCCTTGCAAGAAAGAATGGCCATTGTGGGCAATCTCGAGGTAGTTGACGAAGTTGTAATTTACAACGACGACGATGGTTCTAGTTGCGATGCTATTCAACTGGTCAAGGCACGCTACCCAGCTGCTGAAATTGTATTTGCCAACGGCGGCGACCGCACACAACACAACATCCCTGAGATGAGTGTAGAAGGTGTTGAATTTGTATTCGGGGTAGGCGGACAAGATAAAAAGAATTCTAGTAGTTGGATACTGGAAGATTGGAAAAAGCCCCGAACACAACGTAGCTGGGGTTATTATCGTGTGCTGCACGAAGTTGGTTCACACACCAAGCTCAAGGAACTCACAGTCATGCCCAAAACATGTTTGAGTATGCAACGTCACGAGCAACGTGCAGAGTTTTGGTTTGTGGCCGAAGGCGAAGCTACGGTATATACTGTTGACAGCAAAAGCACTGACACAGAACTCAAATGTTCTATGACAATGCACGAAAACACTTGGATCTGTGCCAATGAGTGGCATCAACTGTGCAACGAATCTGACCAGCCTTTAAAACTTATCGAAATTCAATACGGTGACAACTGTATAGAAGAGGACATTGAACGCAGATGAAACCTATTCCTGTGTTTGTTGGGTATGACCCCAGAGAAGCAGTGACTTATCATGTGTGTGCTAATTCTATAATTAGAAATGCATCGGCACCTGTGGCTATTATACCATTGGCCTTGAATCTGTTTGAGGACTATATCGAAACTCACACCGATGGATCAAACCACTTTATCTATAGCCGTTTTTTGGTTCCACATCTAATGGAATACACAGGACATGCTATATTCATTGACGGCGATATGATTGTGCGAGGAGACATTCTGGATCTTTGGAATTTGAGAGATGTTTACAAGGATGTACAGGTAGTCAAACACGATTATAAAACAAAGATGCCTGTGAAATATTTAGGAGCAAAGAATGAAGATTATCCAAGAAAAAATTGGAGTAGTGTTATTTTATGGAATTGTAACAGTTTCCCTAATCGCAAGCTTACTCCTGATTATATCCAGCGAAGTACCGGTGCTGAACTTCATCGTTTCACCTGGTTAGACGATGCTAGAATTGGGGAACTACCACCTGAATGGAATTGGTTGCCCGATGAATACGGTGCAAATCCCAATGCCAAGCTGTTGCATTACACTCTGGGATCACCATGCTTTCATGAATTTGCTACTACTCCTCAAGGAGATGAATGGCATCACGAACGCATGCTGACCGATTATTGTCAGCAAAGAACGTGAAAACTGTATTGTGCATTAATCGAAAAGGTCCCGATATGGAAATTCAGGACCGACAGGCAGCATTTGTAAATCGTTTCGCTGAAGGGTGCAACGGTAAACTACTGTCGGCAGCTGAAGCATTCGAATATCCCATTGAATATCCAATTTGTGTTCGCGGCATGAAATTCACTCGCTGGGTTAAATTGGCGGCTGCCCAAGGCAGAGAATACTATTACATTGACAACGGATATTTTGGCAATCACGGCCGCAAAGTTTACTTTAGAATTATCAAGAACAATGTGCATGATGTGAGAAGTATTATTGATCGTCCAGCAGATAGATTGGTACCTTGCGAGGTAAAGTTAAAAAACTTTACACCTGGGAGTAAAATTTTGTTGGCACCGCCCAGCGTCAAAAGTTTTACCATGTGGGACATAGATCAGGAACAGTGGATTGCAAAAACCATTGCTGAAATCAAAAAGCACACTGATCGCCCCATAGAAGTTAGACTAAAACGTCCAAGAAATGATCGCATGGCAGTGGACACAATAGAAGAAGCACTAGACAATGATGTTCATTGTTTGGTCACATACAATTCGGTGGCAGCATGCGAAGCTGTTATGTTAGGTAAGCCAGCTATTACGCTAGGTCCTAATGCTGCTGGTGTGGTGTGCTCTAATACTCTTGCTGAAATAGAAAATCCACATATCCCAACCTATGACGAACGTGATGCCTGGTTGCGTCATTTGAGCTATAGTCAGTTTACATTTACAGAAATGAGTGATGGAACTGCATGGGGACTGCTCAATGAATGATGTTCCTATTCTAGGGTACGCTAAGAAAGACAAGTGGGTCGGGCCTTTTATTGAATATCTTGATGGCAGGATGGCCACTATAGAAGAAATCTACGCCAATACAACTGTTCCCATGGTCTTTTCAGGGGTAAGCAAAAGTGCTGCTCTTACTCAAGCAAAAAAACACAATTTGCCTTGGTGGTATATAGATACCGGATATTTTGGAAATGCAAGAGATAAGATTTGGTTTAGAGTGACCAAAAACAGCCATCAAAATATCTATCCCGTTCGGCCACGAGATGACTTGAGATTAAAAAAGTTTAGACTTGACAGAACACAATACAAGAGAGGTCGTAAAATTTTAGTAGTGCCTCCTGATATCAAAGTATGTAGTTGTTATCAATTGCCCGATCCTGAGCAATGGGTCGCAGACACAGTGGACTTGATCAAACAACACACAGATCGACCCATTGAAATACGTTGTAGGCCTGCCAGCCGTCAAGTTCGCATGTTTAGTGATACCTTTGCTGCTACATTGCAAAACGATGTCAATGCTGTGGTTGTATGGACCAGCAATTGCGGAACCGAATCAGTGCAGCACGGAATACCTGTGGTTAGTCTGGGGCCTAGCTCTGTTATTCAAGTCAGCCAAGACATTGTACACATTGACAATTTGCAAGACTTGGATCAACAACGCTGCGAAGATTTATTGAGATGGCTGAGTTACAATCAGTTTACAATTGCTGAAATGCGCAATGGCACGGCATGGAAAATACTACAAGAAAATTATGAAAGCAATAATTAATCAGGAAGAATTGCTAGAACCGCTGGCTAGACGAATACTGATTCAATATTATAAACACAAGCAAGTTGATTACAGTAATGTATATCAGTATTTGCAAAAACTATCAAAGCAATTTGTCAAAACTGGACTGCTGAATATTGATTTTGGTCATGTGAACAGTGAATTGTTTGCCAGTTTAACAAAACACACTGACTGGTTGGTCAGCGATTATAAATCAAAATATCGTCCCTTGACAAACTGGTTAGAGCACAGTAATTTGGATATAGACCCAAAAATTCTGTTGAATTGGTATTCACTGTCTAGCCATCGAGGATTTACCAAGACTCTTGCATCTACAATAACTGCAAATTTTGAATGTATAACATCAACCAATGATGATTTTTGTAGCGATGTGCTAATTAGAAATGTCATCCACAATGAAAGATCAATTGCACAACGCCTTTCAGCAGGCAGTGATTTCTGGTTCACGGACACAGGGTATACAAATTTTCTTGTACACAAAGGCAAACCGTGGCATAGACTGGTTCGCAATCATGTGCATACAAATCTAAGTCATTTGAATTTTCCAGCCAACAGATTAGCTCTGTTGCCAAGCATGCCTGCGCCATGGAGAACCACAGGACATAAAGTGTTAGTGGTTGAGAGCAGTGACAATCATTATCAAATGTTTGGCACAGATAGAAACAGTTGGAGAGATTCCATCAGCAACGACTTGGCAAAGTACACCGACAAACCAGTTGAGTACCGTAGCAAATCATTGAATAAAAAAACTCGAGATTCTGTTTACAATTTATTGATGTCATCAAACGATTATTATTGTGTTATATCTGATTCAAGTGCAGCAGCGGTAGAAGCAATCTGGGCCGGTGTTCCTGTAATTACTTTGAACAAACATATCACAGTACCTGTGGCTCGCACACAGATAGCAGATATTAACAATTTATATCGCGGTCCAATTGGCGATTGGTTGTGTGCACTATCATACAGTCAGTTTACCAAAAAAGAAATGCTCGACGGAACAGCTTATAGGATCATAGAAAAATATCATGTATGATGTGGCAGTATATCTCAGTAGTTTGCCTCGTATAGCAGATCGCAACAGAAAAGTCCAAGTACTACAAGCATTTGCGCACGGAGCCAAAGCATCAGGTGCCAATACTATACTGCAAACTACATATCAAACTGTTCCAGCTAGGTTGGCAGTGATCTTGGGATGGGTTGGACAAACAATTGCCGGACCGCACATTGATTTGCGCCGTCGTGTTATAGTCGAGCAACAACAAACAGGACAAAAGCTAATGAGTGTAGACGGAAGCTGTTTTAAGTTTGCTGATGTTAACAGCGTGTTTCTTAGATACAGTTTGGATGGAGTATACTATAACACCAACAATTATGCAAATCAAAATAGCAACAGTGACAAATGGGAATTGATCAAAACACAACTTAATTTAGAACTCAGACCTTGGCGTCAAACTGGACAACATATTCTAGTGTGTGGTCAGAGAGACGGTGGCTGGGCCATGAAGGGCATAGATATGCCTGCATGGACATTACAAACAGTGCAACAATTAAGGCTGCACACAGATAGGCCCATCATAGTTAGACCGCATCCCAAAAATCCTATCGATGCTCAACTTTTTAACAAATATAAAAATGTTAAGCTCAGTAGCAATGCTTCATTGCAACAAGATTTAAACAATTGTTGGGCCAGTGTGTTCTTCAATAGTTCAAGTTGTGTGGCCAGTGTGTTGGCAGGTATACCAGTTTTTGCAGAAGATCCAGATTGTGTTGCCTGGGCGGTATCAAACAACGACCTGTCACACATTGAACATCCCAAGATGCCTTTGAGAGAACAATGGTTATGGGATTTGTCTGCGGCACATTGGAACGACAATGAAAGTCGTAGTGGCGATATTTACAAGAAATTTAGACCGTTTTTACCAACCTAATATAACATCATGGTTGACACGAGCCAATTGTTGAGCACCCCAAGACTTCAATAATTCAGCTGCCTGATACTGATTTTGTTCAGTTCTGCCAGTGTCTTTGTGCAGTTTTTGTTCTACTACAACCACAGGTTGAAATCGTTTGATTGTTTGTTCTGCGCCCAGCAAGATATTGTATTCGTAACCCTCGCAATCTATTTTTACATAATCAAAACGATCTAAGTTCAGCGAGTCTAATCGATACATGGGAATAAGGCCTTGGCCACGACTGGATTCATCTACATGACTGTGGCCAGTATTTTCTTCGGTGATGATCATATTGATCATAGTGTCTTCGGTGCCCAGGGCGCAGGCACGCAAATCTAAATTGTCAGCAACAACATTACGCATCAAGCACTCGCGAAAATCCGGCACAGGTTCAAATGCAATCACACGTTGAAATACAGCACATAGGTCTCGGGTCCACAGCCCTACATTGGCACCAATGTCCAATGCTGTGCCTTTTTTTGTAAAATCAAAACTGCGCCGACGCACAGGTTCCTGATACACTGGGGCATGACCTTTTTCGACATTCTTGGCCAGCATTTCTGCAAAATGTGTGTCTTGGTCAGGAAACCACCATCCATGTGCCTGATACATTATTTTTTTCCTTTGTGTAGTACATTTTGCCAATAGGGATTATCAGCGTGTAATATCACTTCCTTGGGCTTGGAGTGTCCTTGTTGTTTGCGATCTCCTTTGACATGATCCATAACAGCTCCAAGTGCACTGTTTATAAACGGATGCCCTGCAAGACCTTTGTCGTCGTAGCTAGGGTTGAGATTATGAAACTTACAACGCTGTTGAAACTGCTTTCGCAAAACGTCAAAAATATAACTGTCATGCCACTCACGCTGTTGAAAAATAGCATCAGTGTTGTACATGTTTACAAAATCTTTTATAAACTGCCTGCATTCAAGAGCATCGAGATTGTAGGCCACCCACCCACATTCGGAATGATATTTTTCGCCTCTTCCTAGATAGCTTGCAAAACAACTAGGCGGACACACTGATCTTAGAAAATTCATTGTCACTGCGCTATGAGTAACAGTATCAGCATCAATCCAAATCATCCACCCAGAATTTATCATATTGGCGGCCGCGGCTTTGGCATAAACTTTGTAGCAAAATCTCACAGCATCCCAACGAAATTGTTTTTTGGGATTGAACACGTCAGGTGGGCCGGCCTTTCCGTGTGCCATGGGATTGTTTTGGTGCCGTTTGATAAATGCCTGTAAATCAGAACTGGCCTCGAGTAAATCCACAACTTTGGTATTTGGTCTGGATATTTTGGGTGTGCAATTTTCGGCTAGCACAACAAGATCAACTTCTGCCGGCCAATATTTTTCAAATGTGTCTATCATACGCTGACCATATTGTTCTAGACCAGATGGGTGAAACGTGGTAATTACTGTGTATTTCATGCGAGATATTTAGTGACCAAAACAGTGACCTATTTTCCTTTGCAGTGTGCTTTGAATTCTAAACCAGTCATGGCAGCAGTGCTGTCTTCTCTTCAAAAGCAAGGATTTAAAACAGTACCCAATAGTAAGGACGCAGACATAGCAGTAATATGGAGTGTGCTTTGGTCCGGGCGTATGTTGCCTAACAAGGAAATTTATGAGTTGTATCAAAAAACTGGTCGTCCGGTTGTATGCATCGACGTTGGCACATTGCTACGAGGAATAACTTGGAAAATAGCATTGAACAATATCAATGCACTAGGCTATTACGGGCACAAAAGCAATTTAGATTTCGAGCGACCACAAAAACTAGGCATCAGTTTGTCAAACAATTCCGTCAACCACGGGCGTATACTAGTAGCCGGCCAGCACAGACAAAGTTTGCAACTACAGGGTGTTGATCAAGAAACATGGTATCTACAACGCATACAGGAAGTTGCTCAAGGTCGACAAGTAGTTGTAAGGTCACACCCGCGCTGTGCACTGGACCGAAGCCGCTTTTCTAAAGACATTTTATGGGAGGTTCCTAAAAAACTGATTAATACATATGACAGTTTTGATATAAATTTGCAATTTGATGCGGTGATAAATTATAACTCAGGCCCTGGAATACAAGCAGTTATATCTGGAGTTCCTGCAATTGTTGATCAATCCAGCTTGGCATATGGGATCACAGAACGGCATCAATGGTTGGTTGAAATATGCCATACAGAATATACCATAGAAGAAATTGAACAAGGATCATGGGTAAAAAGGATAGGGTTAGAGCACTAGCACAGTCCGCAGGCCGCCCGCCTGCTGGACCAATTGATTGTGCTTGTCTCATACACGGGTGTGTCTACAGCTGGGAATATGTTGATAGACTCTACAATATGTTGAAGCGACATTTAAGTCAGGATATAAAGTTTCATGTGTACACCGAGGCAGATCGTAAAGTGCCTGAGCACATGATAAAACATGAGCTTAAGGATCTTCACGTTTCGGGACCAAAAAAAGCTTGGTGGTATAAATTGCAGTTGTTTAATCACAAATATCATCAAGGACCCATGCTGTACTTTGATCTTGACACAGTGATCACAGACAACATTGATTGGATAACACACCAAAATTTAGATTACTTCTGGGCTCCTAGAGATTTCAAACGATTATGGCGTCCCAGTCATACTGGAATTAATAGTTCAGTGATGTGGTGGGATACTAGGAAATTTGAAGATGTTTGGCAAACGTTTCGTCAACAAGAATTCGCACTGCTGCAAAGACGTTATCCAGGAGACCAAGATTTTCTAAGTGACGTAGTTGATCAAACTCGTAGACGTTTTCTCAATGAGCAACTGATACGCAGTTGGAAATGGGAGTGCTTAGACGGCGGCTGGGATTTTCGACATCGAAAATATAAAGCACCTAAATCTGGTACAATGCTTAATGGTGCTAGTGTGTTGGTATTTCACGGACAACCAAACCCTGCAGACGTGCAAGATTCACTGATTATACAACATTGGCAATAGCACATTTCGTATAAATAACAATGACGGAGATTATTCATGACCACAAGAACATTTAAACAGATGGGAATTGCGTTTGGCAATCAACCTTTAGAAATAACAGCAAAAGTAGATAATGTTGTTGTTTATACAGGAACTGTTGTTACATCAAACGAGCCAGCACCAGAATTGCCCGATATTAACTATTCTGTTACCAATGAACTTTTTTCTTGGACTGCTGATGTTAATTTTACCGGACCTCAAGTGATTGAAATTACAGTTGGTCAAAGTGCGGAATTACTTGTTGCCCAGCTGACAGCAAATTACAGCCCCGTACCAAATGTTGCTGCCGGTACTTATATTTCTTCTGGGCCAGATAACTATGTTACTTTTAACTGGCAACAGTTCGGTAACACTTATATCAATGGAACTTTGCAAAATGTAGAATCCATTAATCACAATGAATTGCCTGGTATGTGGTGGTGGAAATTAGCACCAGGAGCCGAATTCGTTGAAAATGTAACCATTGAAGCAGGGCTGGAATCTTAATACTATTGTATTAATGAATTACACACCTAAAACCCTGCTCAAAGCAGGGTTTTTTATTAGTACTCAAGTACTACATTGACCAAAAATTCTTATTTTGCTATAATATAGCATAGAAACTAAGAAAGGAACTTTAAATGACTCTGAAACTTAGAGCCGCATTACAGACAGCAGGCATCCTCGCTGTGATTTGTACCGTATCAGTTGGTTTACAACTTTTGTTAGCAGGTTTAACCGCAGATGAAATTTCTAAAATTCTGTCAGTAGGAAGTATTACACTTTTGGTATATTGCATGTACCAACTGGTGCTGAACCGCTTGGAATACGAGCAAAAAGTCAAAGAAATTGCTGAAAAATAACGGTTGACCAGAATTTGCCATTTTGCTATAATATAGGCATAGTGAAACAAAAGGAGCCACTGATGAACTTTGAACAAGCCCTTGATGTCGTAGAGCAGTACCAACAAGATTGGGCCCTGCCCGGCCTGCTGGAAACTCTAGAGCAAATGCATGACAGCCGGGACCAGCTCACTGAGCGTGAGTGCCGTGCATATCGCGTGGTGTTCAACAACATGGCCCGACTGTTTGCCCCTGCCTAAACGGTTGACCAATAAATCCCAATTTGCTATAATAACTTTTTAACGCACAAAACAGGAGCTAACAATGAGTGCAATTCGAGTTCTGCGTGGTAACTATCGCGGTTTTCCAGTTATTGACACCCAGTTTGAACTGGTGTCTGGTTTTCAAACTGGGGCCAAAGGCAATTATGTAACTGTAAAAAATTCGGGAATTTTTCCTAAGTGTCCGGATACGATACGAATTCGTGTTGACAACATTTCTGACATCGAGTACACTACTGAGATGCAAGAAAATGTAGTTCGTATCGACAAGTCAGCAGGTATTGCAGAAACAGACGAGCAAGCCATGGATCGTATCCGTGAGCGTTTTGATATTTTGACTGAGATGAGCAAAGCCTGCGTGGGCGGCGACATCCGTGCTATGATTGTGAGCGGCCCTCCTGGTGTGGGCAAGAGCTTTGGCGTTGAACAAGAAATCGACAAGGCATGTATGTTTGACAAGATTGCAGGCAAGCGATTGCGGGCCGAAGTCGTCAAAGGTTCGGCTACTCCGATCGGTTTGTATCAAACCCTGTACAAATACTCTGACCCCAACTGCGTGGTTGTGTTTGACGACTGTGACAGTATCTTGTTGGATGATGTTGCACTTAACCTGCTGAAAGGTGCCCTGGACTCAGGCAAGAAGCGTAAAATTAGTTGGCTTGCCGACAGCCGTATTCTGCGTAGCGAAGGCATTCCTGACAGCTTCGAATTCAAAGGCAGTGTGATATTCATTACTAACTTGAAGTTTGACAAAATGAAGTCGCAGAAACTGCGGGACCACTTGGATGCTCTGCAAAGTCGCTGTCACTATCTGGACCTGACCTTGGACACCATGCGTGACAAGATCCTGCGCATCCGTCAGATTGCCAAAGACGGTGTGCTGTTTGCAGACTACGACTTTGATCAAGCCGTGCAAGACGACATCATTGACTTCATGAACGAGAAGCAAAATCGTCTGCGTGAAATGAGCTTGCGTATGGCGCTGAAGATTGCGGACCTGCGCAAACTCAGCCCGCTGAACTGGAAGCGTCTTGCAGAAACCACTTGCATGAAATCAGCAGATTAATTCCTGCTGTATGTAACGAGCAATGCCAATCAGTCTCGTTTCTTTAAAAGTTTGAAGTGAGTTTTGTTGAGGCGTTTTTAAAACTGTTAATTGGAGTAATGTTGTGAACGCCTGGTTTTTCCTGAATATTTTTCTAGCATGGTTGTTTTTAAAATGGGCTCGTAATGATTTTGAAAACGATCGAAACGGATTAGGATGGATAAACATTGTAATCAGTGCATGGAATGCCGCAGCAGCCGCTGATGCAATCATCATATAAGGAAATGTCATGTATGAAATTTGGGATGGTGATTTGTTTTTGTTTAGTGTAGATGATCACGAAGAAGCCGACAGTTACAGTAAACAAGGTTTTCAAGTAGTAGCATTGGTTAGCTCCTGAATCGCCCAGCGATTCATTTACACAGGCACTTCGGTGCCTGTTTTTTTGACTTTTGTTTGGTGTAACTATATACTGTTACCATGCTTGTTATTACGTTGGGACAACAAGATCCCATTACACTTAAATTTCAAATACGTAAAACTCCCTTGGCTGAACTGTGGGTAGAACGCATGCGAGAGCGTCTGAAGTGGCCCATGGACCATCCTGATAGATTCTACGGATTTGGCACTCCCAAACAAGAACGCGATCGTGCTGTGGCCGACATTCGTCGTTGTATTGCAACAATAAATCTCTGGGAACCTATTATACATCGAGAGTTTGAGCATACACAGGATTGTCTAAATTATTTGCACAATATTTTTGAACGTTATCATGGACTGTTAGATCAACAAAACAGTGATTATTGGAACCGAGCACCCAATGAAGTACGTTGCGCACTGGCAGAATTAAACATAGCTGTGCATAGATGCGAAAGTGTTTCTACAGGAAACCGTCCAAGATTTGTTTGTACTTGGTTTGGTATGCCCAAACTGTATTGCCTTGATCCAGAATTGCAAAGTATGTTTGGCGATTGGCGAATCAATTTTGGTACCGTGTATTTAAACTATTGCGAAATTGGCAAAACCGCCGAAGACCTTGCACACGACAACGATAAGTACATCGACAAAGATGCATTCCGACCGTTCAATCATTACAGTGCCGATTTCAATGTTGCATTTTATGATCGAGATCTAACTGCCATATACGGACAGATACAAAATTATATTGATCAACATCAAGACTTTTTTCTTGCTCACGACATAAGAAGTGTGTATAATATAAAAGCACAGCCACTGAGATTTCCTGTTGCTGATTTGGTCCACAATGGTAACAGAGAAAAATTACTATTTGAAATAGCCCAACGTCAATGGGTGCAGCAAGTAACATTAGAATGAAAACAGCAACCATCGTCATACGAGATGAAGTCAATATCAAGGTTGAAGGATTAGATCTTGATGCACGACGCACACTTGTCAACAAATTTAAATATGACATTCCTTATGCAAGATATTTGCCTGCGGTGCGCCTAGGTCGCTGGGACGGCAAAGTAAGTTTCTTCCAGCTTGGAGGCAGTACTTACGTCAACTTGCTTCCTGAGATTGTTCCTGCACTAGAACAAATGAATTACGACATTGAACTTGATGATCAAAGAAATTATTCAGTAACATTTGATTTTGATGTTGTAGAAGAAGATCGCTGGGCATATAAAACTTGGCCCAAAGGTCATCCAGCAGTGGGTCAGCCAGTTATGTTACGTGATTATCAAGTAGAACTGGTTAATAACTTTTTAAAAAATCCTCAATGCATACAAGAAGTGGCCACTGGTGCAGGCAAAACAATCATGACAGCTACAATGAGTGCCGCAGTGGAGCCTTATGGTAGATCAATTATTATTGTACCCAACAAAAGCCTTGTAGAACAAACTGAAGTAGACTATATCAATCTTGGGTTGAATGTAGGTGTTTTCTACGGAGATCGCAAAGAACTAGGTCGCACTCACACCATTTGCACGTGGCAGAGTCTAAACGTGTTATTAAAAAATACAAAATCGGGCGCGGCCGAATTTACCATCACGGATTTTATTGAAGATGTTGTGTGTGTTATTGTTGATGAAGTGCACATGGCCAAAGCCGACGCACTCAAAACCTTGCTCACCAGTGTTATGGCCAAAGTTCCGTTGCGCTGGGGACTTACTGGAACTATTCCCAAAGAAAAGTTTGAAAGTCAAGCACTGTTGGTAAGTCTTGGCCCTGTCATTGGCAAACTTTCGGCAAATGAACTTCAGCAACAAGGCGTGTTGGCGCAGTGTCATGTTAATATTGTGCAACTTCAAGACCACGTTGAATACGCCAACTATCAAAGCGAATTGAAATATTTGCTGGAAGAATCTGGCAGACTAGATACTATTGCTGCATTGATCCAACGTGTAAATGAAACAGGCAATACACTGGTGTTAGTGGATAGGGTAGCAGCCGGACAAGCATTAGTTGAAAGATTAGGAGACCGTGCTGTATTTGTATCAGGCGCAACCAAAGGATCAGAAAGAAAGGAACACTATGATGAAGTGGCAGAATCCTCAGACAAAATCATTGTGGCAACTTACGGGGTTGCCGCTGTGGGTATTAACATACCCCGTATATTTAACCTCGTGCTGGTTGAACCAGGTAAATCGTTTGTTAGAGTCATACAATCAATTGGACGAGGAATTCGCAAAGCCGAAGACAAAGATCATGTTCAAATCTGGGACGTTACCTCAACCTGCAAGTTTGCCAAACGACACCTTACCAAGCGCAAGGCCTACTACCGAGAAGCGAACTACCCGTTCACGCAAGAAAAACTTGAATGGATGAAGGTAAAATAACTTGACTTTTCAGTCAAGATTATGTATTATAGTCACATGCGTATTCTTACATTAGACAATCAAACATTTGAGCTAGATCATTTACCTGAAGAAGTAGATGACATGCGATTTGCCATACTGGACAATTCTACTCCCACAGATCCAGACTATCATTATATTCCACTGATATTTTTAGAGAGTTTTATAGCACCGGCACTGATACTGAGAATCGGTCAGAACCGTATACGTATGCCAATGGATTGGCAAGTGCTAATTGGTGAACCTGATCTTGGAGATTTAGAAATGTTGCCATTGACGTCGATCAATGATCGTGGTTTCAAAGTTTTTGAATTTAACCCACTCAGCAGTTTTAGACCTAGCTTTCCTGACATTGAAATTTTGGATGTGTATCAAGAAGTAACTTGGTACGCACCCAAACTTAAAAACGGGCAAATGCTGTGTGTGCCAATAACTGAAGGATCTAAACCCCAATGCGTTTATTTTGTCAAAGACGTTAGTCGAAACTGCGAAATTGTGGACTATGACAAGGCCTGGTAATGCAACTCAAATACTCAAATTTTAACATTGGCGGGGAAGTTGTCAAAGACAACGAAACCTACGTGCTCAAAGACAACAAAATATTAAAAAATCTTGTGTTGAGTTCAACAAAACTACATCGTGGCAAGGCCACTCGCGGACACAGCCATGCAGGACAGGAAGAAGTTTATTTTTTTGTACAAGGCACAGGAATGATGGTTGTGGGAGAAGAAAAGTTTAGAGTTTCCTCTGGAGATATTATTCTTATTCCTGACGGAGCATTTCATCAGGTAATCAATGACGGCGAAATGCATCTCATATTCAACTGCGTGTTTGACGGCACAAGGAATCATTGATGGGCACTCTCAAACCAGGCGCCACTTACATTTATGAGCGTGCAGAAGGCATTATCTACGCACGTGAATTTGGTGCTGATCCCAGCACACGCCAAGTGGTTGGATATGAGTCTGGCCAAGAGTATGATCCCATCACAGGACACAAGATCGATAAAATACTTGGTATGGACAGCCGACGAGTAGCTGAACTGGTAGGAATGGCACAGGCCGCTGAAACCAATCCTGCTTTACAAGAAGCCCTGGATCGTGCTATAATTATATATCAATTGACTAAACCCAATGAGTGACCGCCTAAACATTGCCAACGAAATGAAGATGTTTGACCATAAGGTCAGATCATTCTATGACGACTTAACCAATGAGGAAAAGAAAAAGTTTTCGAATTACTTGATGATACGTTGGGGTAGCTCTGTGCAGGGAGGTAGAGAAATGCAAGAGTTTTATGTTATTTCCGCCAATGAGCGCCTAAACAAACACTTTTTTGATCTAAGCCGTCACCCCAAGCTGCAATGGTTGCTGGCCACAACAGTGAGTCCGGGCATGGGCACACAGAGACATCAATGGATTGCTCCTAAGAAGAAAGAAGCAGGCGCTGGCAGTTTAAAAAAACAACTGGCTGAGCTGTTCCCTAACTACAAAGATGACGAAATTGATGTGTTGGCCGCTGTTACCACAAAGAAAGAACTCGACGAATACATCCGACAACACGGCAGAGAAAAATGACATTTGTCTGTGAGTATTGTAAGAAAACATTTGCCAGAGAAAACAGTATTGAGGTTCACATGTGTGAGCCCAAGCGTCGTAGGCTAAACCGAGATGATCCAGGTGTTCGTATTGGGTTTCAAGCCTACATCAAGTTTTATGAACAAGCACAAGGGTCGGCCCGACTAAAAACCTATGAAGATTTTTGCGATTCAAGTTACTACTTGGCCTTTGTAAAGTTTGGACGTTATTGTGTTGGTGCCCGGACAGTCAATCCTGGTCAGTTTATGAATTGGTTATTGAAGAATCAAAAAAAGATTGATCGTTGGGCATCAGATCAACTGTATACAGAATATTTGATCTGGTATTTGACTGTGGAAGCAATAGATGATGCCTTGACCAGGGCAATGGAGTATGCTATAGACTGGGCTGAGAAAAACAACTATCCCAGTCAGGATTGTGTGCGCTATGGCAATGCCAATGCTACCTGCTATGCTATAACCACTGGCAGACTGAGCCCTTGGGTGATTTACAACTCAGAATCTGGACAGAAGTTTTTAGCAGAAGCCAATGAAGAACAAATAGCAATGATTTGGTCTTATATCAATGTAGATGTGTGGAACAAAAAATTTGCAGATTACCCAGCAGACCAAGAGTACGTGAAAGACATATTGAACAAAGCAGGATGGTAATATGATTAAGACTATAAATGGCGGACCTGGAATCACTATTCAAAACAATAGTTCGTGGCCTAGTTTTTACAATACTACAGCAGGCAACTCATTGGTTGGCCAAGTCAGATACAATGGCACAAATCAAAACATGGAAGTGTATGATGGTAACTCTTGGATGCTACTGACTTCGGGGTATCCAACAATTGCACTGGCACCAGAAGTGCAGGAAGTAGTAACTTGGGCTCAGACCAAGATGACCGAAGAAGCACGTCTTCGAGAACTTGCGGTAAAGCATCCAAGTGTAGCAGATGCTTTAGAAGCAGTTGCTCACGCCAAAGAGCAAGTTAAAATTGTGGCCGCATTGGTAGATAACGCATGAGTGCAGATATTGACCTTGACTTTGCTGACAGAGATAGTATACTGAAGTTGATTCAACACACACCTGCACGACAAATCGTAGACGGCCGAGTTAGGCGTCATAATTCTGGCGTATATGTCACAGACATACCCTGGGATCCGGTGCATGAATGTGCCGCAATCGATTATCAAACTGCTGAAGATCGAGGATATTTCAAAATTGACTTCTTGAACATGCATGTTTATAAGTTGATTGAGAGTGCACAACACTACGAACAAATGTTAGCAAACACACCCCCGTGGCAACGTCTGTGGCAAGACCCCGAATGGGCACGACAGTTAGTGCACATTGGAAATTACACAGACTTACTGAAACAAATGAAGCCAAATTCACTTCAGCGTATGGCCGCATTTATTTCAATTATTCGTCCAGGTAAAGCACACTTGCAGAACAAAGACTGGACTACTGTGTTTGATACTGTGTGGGACGGCGATGACAGTCGGGGCTATACTTTTAAAAAAGCACATGCAATCAGTTATGCGGCTCTGGTTGCTTTACATATGAATTTACTTAATCAAGTCGTCGAACAAGTGTAATTGACTTACGCTTTGACTTTTTACGGGCTATTTCGTTAAGACTGCAAACGGGTCCGTGTATTATTTCTAAATCTTTGTTGCTGAATGTTCTCAAATAAGGGCGAAAAATTTCCCAATCTTCTTTGAGAAAAATGTTTATTGGAATGCTACGATTGCTTTCCCACCACCATATGTTTGCTAGTTCTAAAAACTGGCGCTTGAGATCTTGGTTCTGTATACTGCCAAAATCGTAGATTGTAGTAATGGAATCGTCGTGATTTTGTACTATTCCAACATATTCATTGCTTGCGTAAATGCAAAGCGTTATGAAAGGATATTTTTCAGCCAATTTTTCGAAGATGTCACTACCCATAAATATTGTTGGAGATTTCTATGTATTCAACCACGGCGTATTTATATCAGCAGAAAACCAAAGTCTTATTGATTGACACCGGTGGTGACTACTTTACTATGAGGTATGATCCTGTGTACGCAAAAAAATTAACAATCAACAAGGGTGTAGACAATGTTATATTGTTTGAATTTATAAATCAAGATGAAAAACCCGTAAATGTTACGGGCAGCAACTTTGTGTTTAGACTTGTGGATCAAGAGGGACTAGAACTGGTAAATGAAACGGAAATGACTATATTAAACGCACAATATGGTCGCGCCAAGGTTACATTGCCTGCAAACGTTCTGGATTCAATAAGAGCACAGCCTGCTAGCTACAGTATTACTAGACGGTCGGGCAATCTAACTGAAGCTGTGTTTGTTGATGCTCAAGCCGGGGCAAGAGCAGATGTGGACATCATGGACAGTGTATACCCTGAGTTCTTTCCTAGCGCACCCTGCACTATTCCTACAATGCAATTATCTTCAATGACTGGATCAACCGGAGTAGGCAGTCCAGCAACTTATCCAGACTGGGCTTTGCAACCCGGGGTTCCTATTAACACATACAGTGCTCTTATGAACACTGAATATTACAGCAGTTTCATTGAACCTACTTCGGCAGTGACCAGCATCCAACTAGATTTAATTGGTTACACTGGCACAATCAAAGTGCAAGGTGCAGAAAATTATCAAAGCCCGTGGTATAATGTAAGCGAAAGTGTGCAGTATCTAAACAAAACAGGCACAGTGCATCATCATGTGATTGGATATCATCCTATCTTGAGATTGGCATTTAATAACTCAGTTTTCACTACTGGACTAAATGGCCAAATTGGACAGCCGGCACAGGCAACTGCATTGGTGTCTGATGCCGGGGTAATTGTAGGTGCCAACATCACTTACAAAGGCATGGGATATCTAGCACCTCCACTAATTGAGTTTGTAGGCGACGGTGCTGGTGCTGTTGCTACGTCTGCTATAAATCCGGCAACAGGGGAACTGACTACTATTACTATTGTTGACGGTGGATCAGGTTACAGACCCATTCCGCCCACAAATCTTCAGGCACAACTTATAATTTCTACAGGAAGAGCGGAAAACATACTATATAGATAAATGAAGTTTCAAAAAATCGTAGCATTTGGAGATTCGTGGATCTATGGTGATGAATTAATGGATCCCGAGTACCTGGCCAAAAATCCCAATGCTCACTACAGCGATGATCAAAATTTTGCTTATAGACTAAAACACTGTTTTTTAGGACAGTTAGGCGAGCATTATGGAGTACTCACAGAAAATTTTGGCATTCCCGGCGGTAGTTTAATCAGCACAATGTGGACTTTTCAGTGGTGGTTGGATCACGAGCCAATTCCACTAGATCAGTGTTTGGTGTTAGTTGGACTTACTAACTCGGATCGTATAACTCATTACAATCCTAACCATCGTCACTATTCAATTGATCCTCCGTGGAACAAATTTGTTCACAGCACTTGGGTAAATTTTGGCAGTTCGGTAGTACCAGATGATTTTGCTACAATGATCAAATACCAGATTGCTCTAACCAACTGTCGCGCTCTCAATCAACTGAATTATCAACAAGCGGTGTTGTTCTTTGATGGCATTGCAGCTAGAAACAACCTCAACCTTATGCAATTCAATATCATGCCTGCTGAACGACCTATCGCCAATGCGCCAACTTTGCTTTGGCCAGACTTTGCCTGGACAATTTGGTTCAGAGATCATCCAGGAAATCGCAATAGAGAACTAATTTGTGCAGACGGCCATCCCAACAAAATTGGACACAGTCTTATCCGAGATCGCTTGATTGCTCACATTGATTTGTGTTAAACTAGCAAGATGCTAGATATCTTTGGTTACTTGCCTACAAAGCGTAAGCAAACGCCGTCGGGCTGGATCAGCTTTAATTGTCCTTGCTGCAACGAAAAGCGCAGCCGCGGCGGACTCAAAACCAATGAACAAGGCTGGAGCTATCATTGCTTCAACTGTGGATACACTGCTAGCTTTGTGTTGGGCAGGACACTGGGATACAAAGCGACAACTTTGTTAGAACGTCTTGGTGTCCCTGAGCAAGAACTAAATGCACTAAATTTAGAAAGTCTGAGACATCGTAACATACACGGCATATTAGATGATCGTATTAGAACTGCTAACACAGTCAGTGACATCAAATTTGAAGAGTTTGATGACTTTCCGCCGGCCAGCGAATTGATTACACCAGATCTTCCACTGTACTGGAAATATCTGCGAGATAGATGTGTTCCTGAAGACTTTCCTGCAATGACCACAATTCGCACAGATGGCATTCACTGGGTCAGGCCGCATGTGACAATACCTTTTGCCTACGATGGAAAAATTGTAGGCTGGTGTGCTAGATTTTTAGACAACAAAACACCCAAATACATCAACCATACTCAGCCAGGCTATGTGTTTGGCACAGAATTACAGCGTGACAATTGGCAATATGCCATTGTAGTAGAAGGTATATTTGATGCACTGTGTATCGATGGCTTGGCAGTGATGCACAATACAATAAGCGACACACAGGCAAGATTGATTCGCAATCTTGGCAAAGAAGTTATTGTGGTACCAGATCAAGACAAAGCAGGTTTAGAGCTTGTGGACCGAGCTGTGGAACTGGGTTGGTCGGTGAGCATACCTGATTGGTCTGAGGGTGTCAAAGATGTAAACGATGCTGTGGTAAAGTTTGGTAAACTAGCAACTCTGCTAACTATAATACAGTCCCGAGAAACCAGCCGAATTAAGATAGAACTAAGGAAGAAAAATCTTGCTAAAAGAATACAACGTTGAAGTTCAACGACTGTTTTTAGAAATGATGTTGGAAGATGCACAGAGTTATGTGCGTGTTCAAAACATCTACAATCCACAAAACTTTGATAGAAGTCTGCGGCCAGTTGCAGAGTTTATCAAAGAACACAGTGACAAACACAAGACGTTGCCTGATCGCACACAGATCTCTGCGGCCACTGGTGTTAAACTCAATCCAGTACCCGAACTCAATGAAGGTCACTATGAGTGGTTTATGCAGGAGTTTGAAAGATTTACCAAGCGCCAGGAACTCGAACGAGCAATTCTCAAAGCCGCAGACTTGCTGGAAAAAGGTGAATTTGAGCCAGTGGAAAAACTTATCAAAGATGCTGTGCAAATAAGTCTGACCAAGGATCTGGGCACAGACTTTTGGCAGGATCCCGAAGGCATGTTTGCTCGATATTTTGACAACGGTGGTCAAGTTTCTACAGGTTGGCCACAATTGGATCGGTTGTTGTATGGTGGATTTAGTCGTGGCGAACTCAACATCTTTGCCGGAGGTTCAGGGTCAGGTAAAAGCTTGATAATGATGAACATTGCACTGAACTGGGTTCAACAAGGATTGCATGGTGTTTATGTTACATTGGAACTTTCAGAAGAACTCACTGGACTAAGGACAGCGGCTATGTTGACCAATATGAGCACCAAGGATATTCGTAGAGACAAAGAAACTGCGGCACTCAAAGTCAAACTAGTGGGGAAAAAGGCCGGCAGTTATAGAGTCAAAGCAATGCCAGCACAAAGCAACATCAACGACATTCGAGCGTTTTTGAAAGAGTATCAAATTCAAACAGGACACAGAGTTGACTTTATGATGGTTGACTATTTGGACTTGTTGATGCCTGTCAGTGCCAAAGTCAGCCCCAACGACTTGTTTGTCAAAGACAAGTATGTGAGTGAAGAACTGCGTAACTTGGCCAAGGAATTGGGCATCTTGCTTGTGACAGCGTCTCAGTTGAATCGATCAGCGGTTGAGGAGATTGAATTTGATCACAGTCATATATCAGGTGGTATTTCAAAGATCAATACAGCGGACAATGTATTTGGTATCTTTACAAGTCGTTCAAAGAGAGAACAAGGTAAGTATCAGATTCAGTGTATGAAGTCGCGTAGTTCCACAGGTGTTGGACAAAAGATTGATCTTGAATACAACATTGAAACCATGCGTATCACAGACGCCGGTGAACAAGAAGAAGGCTTTAGTAAAAAACCCACTAGTTCATTTATGGAACAGATCAAAGCCAAATCAAACATAAAAAGTGAGAGCACCGACAAATTACCCGGAGCAACTGATGCCTGGGAAAAATCAATGTCTACCGTTGATGATTCTGTTAAAATTACTGCCGACGTACAAAGTGCCAAACTTAAACAGCTACTAGGCCAAATCAGACAAATATGAATTTAATTTGTTTCCCACATTATACTTGCGGAGGACTGTTGTGTGATATTTTATCAGACAAAATGTCTGAAGTAGACACTGCTAGAAATGCAATAAACAGTTTTGAACACTCAATTGGTAAAATTGGTGACTCAGATTCTGTATTTGAAGACTTTGATTCGGAACTTTTTTTAAAAAAAATAGAAAATTTAGATTTATCAGACAAATACTACATAGGCACACACTGCTGGCCTGGTAATTTGGACATTGGCAACAAATTTAATAAAATTATATGTATCACTACAGCAACGTATCGTAGTCGTGTATACCGATGGGCAAGATCTTATTATAATCTCTATCAAAACAGTCCTCAATGGAATCTTACCGACATGCAGTTAGTCGACAAACAAAGAGAAACTGCAAAAAATTACATCAAGCCATTCAAACCGGTGACCGGTGCAATTAACTTGGAGTTCAGTGAGATAGTTGAAAACACTTTGTTTTTTAGACAAGTAGTGAGCGGGCATGATTACTTGCCCAATTTAGAAAGATGGAAAATATTAAACAAGTTTTTGTATGACAATGATTTTTGGACAAGTATTCCTGTGCAACGATATCACGAAGCAGAGTATGAAACCGCACTAGGTCAACACTATGTTTACCGATAAGATTTATTGTTTCGGTGACGGGTATGCTCATGGACACATATGGCCCGAGTGGCCACAAATTTTGCAAGCGTTGTTGCCACAGTATGAAGTCAAACTTGTTTCGGGCATTGGGGCCGGCCCTGAATATCTCGTTACAGAATTTTCTAAACTGTTGCCCGTCGATGGCATGGTTATTTTTCAGTGGCCTTGTGAGCATAGATTTGACAAAATCATACAAGATGGTCACTGGCTTGATATAGCCAACAATGATCCTGTTTATCACTTTAATATTGTAAAAAATGAATCCCAAACCTGGTGGTTGAGCAGCGCCAGTAATGCACCAGAAATCAGAGAATACCATCAAAAATTTATTCAGTCAGAACAGGCAAAAATTAGGCTGACAGTTTATCAAACATTGGTTAGAGAGATACTTGAAAAAACAAAAATCAAATATATCTTTACTTCAAATTTTGAACAAGATATTGCCAGTAAAAAAAATGCCCATATACGAGGCAATGAAATACAGCCCAGTCCATTAAGCCACTTTTATTTTTTAACTGAAAAAATAATGCCTGCCTTGGGGTTGACCAGCAACAATACAACAGCACTAGAACAACTATTACAAGCTCAAAAATGGATAGCATACGATCCCGATCGCAGTGAAATTTGGAATAATATCAAACTTCAATTAGTAAACGCCGCCGATAAATAATAAAAAGGCCCTGAAGTCATGCAAAAGAAAACTCGCAGTTTGCTGGAAGAACTGGATTCAATGTACGTGGAACGCGACAAGCGACACGTTATTGAAAATCGTGCATCCAACGTCATCACCAGTGCAATTCGTCTGCTTGAAGAAATAGACGCAACCTATACACCGGAACAAGCAGAAAATTTGCACCGTAAATTGCTGAACGCCATTAAACTGCGTGATCCGGGCAAATTTACCAGAACAGTGAGACGCACCGATGCAAATTCATGAGCTAAACCGGCCCAGCAAACCACAGGTCAATGAAGTTGATCTAGTGGGTCCAAACAGTATATTGAATGTTGGAAAACAGGTTTTAAAAAATCCTGCAGCAGTAACAAGTTCTAGTGCGCTTGGTGCAGCTCAACAAGCGGCCTCTCAGGCATCTGCAGCAGCCAGTGCAAAGAAACTTGCAGCACAAGGTTACAATGTAAGTGCCAATAGGCCAGTACAGGTATCTATGCCGCAGGTACTTCAGGCAGTGCAGCAAAATCCTGCCATACAACAACAGGTCAATAATCTCACAGCACAATGGCTAACACAGGCACCAACAGTGATCAATGCCGTTAGGATGGCCAATACTGCTAGGATGGCCAGTGCTGCCAATGCCAGACGGAACGTGCCAGAAGCAGTGGTTATTGGCAATCCTGAAGCAACTAGAGATCCTGCTGAAAGAAGATTATTAGATGTCTATTATCAACAACAGGCCGCCAAAGGCGAGGTAACTGGCACTGCTCCTGAGACCCCAGCCACTCCTGATGCTGATGACAGGTCAGCTGTGAACTCGCAACTTCAGGATATTGTTTCAGAATTTACACGTTGGTCTGATTCTAAATTAGCCACAGGTGGCATTACCATGGAAAATATACGCAGTAATCCACAATATAAAAAAATGCTAGAAGATCAATTGCTTGCAATTGCTATTCAAAGTCTTGCTGATCCAAAATCTCCAGCAGCTACACAGGCAATCAACGCATATTTTAACACAGCAATTGCAGCCATACAAACAGAAGTCAAGCTAAGACAAAGTGGTGCAAGTCAGGCTGCAATTGGCAATACTGCTGGTCAGGCGCAACCAGCTACTGATGACACAGAAGTTTTAAATTTGCTGCAACAACAAGGCATTTCTCTAACCAAAGCTCAGTTGCAAAAACTTGGCCAGTTAGTGGCATCGGCCAATAACAACAATTTTAATATACGCAACACTGGCAACCCAATAATGAATGCAATAGCAAGAATTGCAGGATTGAGAGTAACAACATGAATCTTTTAGAAGGCGGAAATGTATTCAAAGATGCCCAAGGCAAGCCGCTGACACAGCGTATTAACAAAGCTGACGTGCCAGCCACTGTGGCCTGGGTGGAAAAAGTCACTGGCCTAGACTTCACGTCTGACGTGGATCCTGAAACCCAAACCCCACGACGTTGGCTGGGCTCAACGGGCAGAGCAGCCACATCAGGAGATTTAGATCTTGCGGTAGACATGAACGAAGTTAACAAAGAACAAATAGCAGCGCATTTGATTGATTTTGTTAATAGCCAAGACCTAAACCCTGCAGAGTTTGTGAAAAAAGGCGGTGAAGTTCACTTGCGAACACCAATCAAAGGCAATCCCGCCAATGGATTTGTGCAAACAGATTTTATGTTTTTTCCTAATTTAGATTGGGGGATATTTTACTACGGTGGCGGTGAAGACAGTACTTACAAAGGTATGAACCGCAATGTGCTGATGAGCTCGATTGCCAAACAACTGGGACTCAAAGTGGGTGCCAATGGCATGATCAGCAGAGCAACCAATCAACTGGTACCCAATGGTCTTGATCCTGACTATGTTGCTCAAACGTTGCTGGGCCCAGGTGCCACAAGGAAAAATCTCAAAAACGTTGAAAGCATTTATGCTGCTTTAGCCAAAGATCAGCAAAGAGATGCCAAATTGGCCGACTTTAGAGAATATCTCAAGCGAGAAGGTATAAGCGAGCCTGTGCTGAGAGAAAACGATGTTGGATTCTTGGCTCGCTTGCGCGATCGCATTGTGAACCAAGGCATGTATGCTTTGATTGAAGCAGAACAAAAACAAAACTTAGCAGAAGCCAAAGAGCAGCGTATTCCTTATATTGAAGACAAAGTTTTTCAAAAGGGGCTGGCAGGTGCTCGTGAAGCATTAGACATTATCAAACAAACAGCCCAAGACACTAAAAAATATGCTTCTATCAAATGGGACGGTAGTCCTGCTGTTATCTTTGGGCGAAACAACGATGGAGAGTTTGTGCTCACTGATAAGTCGGGCGCCACTGCCACTGGTTACAATGGCCTGGCCACAAGTCCTGCTATGATGGACCGAATTTTAGCACAACGTGATGCCAGTGCTGCAGCCAAAGGCAAAGCCAGTGATCGCACACAGTTGAGCAAAATTTATCAGGATATTTGGCCTTACTTTGAAGCTGCTGTTCCCAAGAACTTCCGTGGCTACTTGAAAGGTGATTTGTTGTATTTCCCCGAACGGCCTTGGGTTGAAGATGCTGGTAATTTAGTATTTCAACCCAATATACATGGGGGATTACCATACCGTATCCCTGTGGCCAGTCCACTGGGACAAGAGATTGCCAACAGTAGAGTGGGTATTGCTGTGCATACCTACATGGAAGATCCACACGCTCCTGAACAGTTCATAGGTGATCCTGAGTCTAAGTTGAAAAAAGTTCCTGGATTGATGATAACAGGTGCTACAGATAAGAATTTAGAAAACTTGAAACTTAACCGTGAAACTATGAGTGAGTTAAGCAGTTATGCTCGCGGTGAAAATGCACAGGCATTGCAAGGCTTGTTGAACCCTGCAGAACTACGTGCCGCACAGATCACAGACTTGCCTGCACTCATGGAAAAGTTTATTAACAGTCTCAAAGGCACTGACTATTCCGGGGCAACACCACAAGCGTTTGGACAATGGTTACAAAATAATGTAACTCCGCGCAAATACAATAACATTGTGGAATATCTACAAAGTCCAAGATCCAACATACTTGGTATGAGTGTTGCATTTGCTATTTGGAACAAACTGCATGAACTCAAACAAGATCTACAGCGTCAGTTAGATGTTCAGCGTCCCGGTCAAGAAGGCTGGGTGTTTGCTACTCCTACAGGCCGCGCCAAACTGGTCAGCAGAACTGCTGGCGGATTTGCAGACCCTGCTCGCAAAGCAGCCGCAATGAAGTGATTTTTGTCGATCTGACTAAATAAAAGTAGGTCCACTGAGACCACTTATTAGGAGATTTAAAATGGCATATTTTACCCGCGCAAATGGCGATGCACAACCAGTATTTGCATTAGACGTTCAAAACGGCCCAGTCAGCCCTTCAGCTACCACAGCTGGAGTACCTGTTCAACCTCAAGGTCCAAAACTTGAGTTCTTCCGCTTCGTTGCTGCCAACACCATGGCCAGCCAACAAGGCGTTAACCAGTTTGTTTCTAATGCTATTCAAGCTATCCAGCAAACAACCACTGTTGCAATGTATCAAGTTGATGCCACAGTATTAAGTGTTGCTGTTTATCCAGTTGGCGCATTTGCTAACACCACAGTTGCTTTGGCTGCTGCTAACGTTGCTGGTGTTGCTGGCACCAACCAGTTCAGTTCATGCACAAACGTTGGTTTCAAACTATCAACCTAATCAAATCTTATTTGATGCAAACAACCCTGGAATTACTCCAGGGTTTTTTGTTGACTTAAATATCATGGTCTATGCAAATACAATGTCGCACAATCTTTGATATCACTGAAACTAGAATAACTGGTCACTTTAAGCCTCAGAGAATTCCGTTCTGTGACAGTGCAGGTAACAACATCGTAGATCAACAGACCTGGGACAAAGCAAGGAACCAACAAAGGAACTTTGAAACAATTCTGCAATTATTGCAGCTAAGAACTCAGATATTTGAAGTAACAGCTCCTAGTCAACACAATGGTTATTGGCAATTTGAATTTGTTGTGGAAGCTGATGGTGTTTATCAGCTTGACTCAATGTTGTTTGGTACACTACAACAAGATTGTGATGGTGTTCCAATGATTACCGGTCTTGACGAAAAATTTGTAACCAAAACCGTGTTGACAGTAGACGGTAGCCAACAGAACATTTGGTTTGAAAATATTGTGGTAAATAATCTATCATGAGCGATACCACTGATATTGAAAAAAAGAGTTTAGAAGCACATGTTGAGCTTTGTGCGCAACGCTATAAATTCTTAGAAGAAAAACTGGAAACCATGGAAGAAAAAATTGTTTCAGTAGCAAATACTGTGAATACAGTAAAAAACTGCATTGAAAAAATTTCTAACAAAAATAACGATAGACTCATTGCATGGGGAGTGGGCATCATTGGATTCTTGACAGCAACCATTGGTTATTTGCTAGTAAACTACGTATTTAAATGATTCGTGATCAAGATTTTGAACGCATGGTTCGTCACGAATTTCGTGATAGTTTACCCAGCTTGATATGGCAAAATCAAGACGGCGATTATGAAGCGTTTGGACGCTACAGGATAGTACCACAAAACCCCGGTTACAAAGTCTATATCAATGAAGACATTCAAGGATTTTTTAATTCCACTAGAACAGCTATAAGTTGGTGTGTAGCTGACAAATATCATCAGTATAACCTGTCTAGAGACATACAGCGTTACGACAATATGCTAGCCAATATCAGCAATGATATCTTTGTTCGGGCAGGCATAGCTAGTAAGTCTCGAAATAATGAAATAAAAGAAAACATAGAAGCCAAACTCGAGCTCAAGATTTTACACAAAAAAGACCTAGAGTCTCGACTCAACAAATGTTTAAATTGGGCTAAATACCTACAGCAAAAAGGATTTGAAAATGAAACTGCAAGATCTGGCTACGCCACAACATTCAAGACAAACCGCGCAAGTATTTGAAAGTTATTTTGGACAAAGCGCAAGTTTTGATCGCCTGAGCCGCGAACAAACTCGCACCATGTTGAATCGAGTACGTGGTCTAATCAAAGAGCATCGTCGTCAGCAAGATTTTCATCGTAGCGAGCAAAACCCTGCTTATCTTAAGTTAGTGGTAATGGAACAAGGGCTCGTGGCTAGAATGCGAGAAACTGAATTTCTCCGCGAAGCCAGCGAAGTACAGCAAGCTCAAGTAGTACTTGCCGCTCAAGACATGGTAGACAAGATGCAGAAAATGCTTGAGGATGTCACCGCAATGCAATTCAAAGATCTTCCTGCATTGGTAGATTCAATCAAGAACGAAGTTGGTCAGCAACAAGCCAATCAATTCAATGCTGATGCAACTGCTTCCCTCAGTGGCCTGGTTCAAAATTTACAAGCCAGTAAACAACAAATGGATGCTGCGTTGGGAGTAGTAACAGGTCAGGCCCCTGCTGCCATGGACGCTGGTATGGGTGCCCAAGCTGGCGCAGCTGACTTAGGCGCTGCGGTTGACGATCTGGGTGCGGCCGGAGAAGAATTAGATTCAGCCGCGGCAGCTGCCGGCAACATAGAAGAGCCCGAAGGCGGAGCAGCAGATCTTGGCCGTGAGCGTAGATAATGTTAATTCGCGAATTTGACGAAGGCAGCATCAATATCAAAAAGTTATCCGGATTGGTTGACTTTTTGGCAGGGCGTGCCCAAGATCAAAACGCTAA